AATTTTAAATAACAATAATACTACACAAGAAACTAAAAATAAAATTTTATCATTATTAGATAACCAAATATTTTTAGATTCGTTTACAACTCCTATAGAGCAACTATATAGTAGAGATATTACATTAAACAAAGTAAATTTTAAACAAGTTTCGAATCTCAAGTATAAACTTAGTTTAAATCTTAGTACCGATGATCAATCAAACCTAAGCGCTTTATCAACACAAGTAGCAAAAGCTGTTGCAGAAAATGATGCAAAAGAAAAATTAGGAGTTGGTGCATTATCACCTAATCAAAAAGATACTATCTCTAACAGTATCAAAAATTATGATACCACTTCTCAAAGTAATGTAAATACAAAAGTTACTACTGTTACAAGTGATGTAACAAATACTAATACAATTACAATATCAGCTGCTGGAAATATTAACCTAGATACTGTTAATTTTGACCAAGAATTAGTTTCAAATATTACTGCAACTATACTTATGAATGATGCTATAGCAACAGGACTTGCTGCTTCTTCAAAAATTGTAGCTGACGCGGTTGCTAAAAATGCGTCAGATACAACTTCTGAAGGAGCTGATGCATTAGTTGCAGCATTAGGAAAAGCAAATGCTGATGCTCTTAAAGCTGGAAGTATTCAAACTTTGACTATTGGAATTATAATAGGAGTAATAATTGGTTTAGTTGCGATATTTTTTATAGTGAGACATTTTATGAATAATAGTAATAATAATAGTAATAATAGTAAAAAACAATAATAAAATTGAAATTCAATTTAAAGACTTACTATAAAAAGTATATATGATGTCAATGATATTATCTGCATTCGAAAAAGCTATGAGCTCTAAAACTACTTACACTACAAATGGCGCTCTTTCTCTATTAACTCCTGATAATTCTGGTGTTTGCGACGGAAGAATATCCTTATTTTTTAAGACCGTTCGAGGTATTACAGACGAACAATTACACGAATATTTAGAAAAATCATTAACCGAGGATATTGTAGACACTTTTGTTTTAACATTCAATTGTCGCGATCCGAGAGGAGGAAAGGGTGAAAGAGATATCGGTAGAAAGATGTTAAAATTTCTATTTCAAAGACGAACTGAAGAGTTCAGAAAGATCTTTCATTTAATTCCTGAATACGGACGTTGGGATGATTTATTAATCTTTTTTCCAATTGCTTTCGTGGGAGAAAACGAAATTCAAAAAAAGGTACAAAATGAAGTTGTTACATTTTTCTGCAGTAAACTTGTAGAAGATAAAAATCTAATGGAAAATGCAAAACCTATTTCAATATGTGTTAAGTGGGCACCGACAGAAGGAGATTCCGACGATAGAAAGTTTAAATTGGTTGATACTATTTGCTCTAAAATGGGAATCGATAAAAGAACATATCGTAAAGAATACACAAGTCCGCTAAGATCATATATTAACATAGTCGAAAAATATATGACAACTAACAAATGGGATGAAATAGAATACAGTAAAGTCCCTTCAAATGCAATGAAAAAGTTGAAGAAAGCATTTGAGAAGCATTCACCGGAATTATTCAAGGCTTGGAAAAATAGTTTGTCGAATGGTGAAGTAAAAGTAAATGCAAAAGTATTATATCCATATGAAATAATAAGGGAACTACGAACTAAAGGATATGCGGATGAAGTAGCAGAAGGACAATGGAAAGTTTTAGAACAAGAAATAGAAAAGCTTGGAACTCTTGAAGATACATGTATAGTATGTGATACTTCTTCTAGTATGCATGACCCAAATTTTTTACCATTTGATAACTCTATTGCTTTGGGGATGATTGTTTCTAAAATGGTTAAAGGTAAATTCAATGGAAATGTCATAACTTTTAATGATGAACCAGAATTTATCAAAATTGACCATACTGAACCATTGTATGATAGATTCGTTAAAGTAAAGAATATTCCTTGGGGTGGTTCGACAAATTTACAAGCAACTTTTGATTTAATTCTTGAAAAGGCGGAAGAATTCGATTTACCAGAAGATGAAATGCCTAAGAAACTTTTAATTGTTAGTGATATGCAATTTAATAATATTGAAGGTTATAGTAATAATAAAACCAATTACGAAGTAATTGTAGAAAAATATGCTAATACAAAATATAAAACTCCTCCACAAATTGTTTTCTGGAATGTAACTGGCGAATCGAAAGATTTTCCAGTTAGTGTAGCCGACAATGGAACTTGTTTAATTTCCGGCTTTTCACCAGCTATTTTGAAGTCTGTTATCAATGCAAAAAACTTCAATTCATATGGAATTTTGAGGGAAGAATTGGATTCTGATAGATATAAGTCTGTTAGAAACAGTCTTGTGTAATTTAATATTTTATATATACATATATAAAATATATTGCAGTGTTATTGTACCTAGGAATATGTTATATTGAAGAATGTAAAAACAAAATTTCGAGCATGAATCGTAATATTACACCCGGATTTTTTATAATGAGACATCTAAAAATATACTTGATTTAAAGACGCTTTTCATTTTTGGAATATCTAAGTAATCTTTCCATACTTGGATATTCCAAAAATTAAAAATAAATTTAAATTTTTTCTAAGAATACTCTGTATTCTTTGGAAAGTATTTTAACTTCTTTAATAAATTTATTTAGGAAATGATTAACACCTTCATACGGACTATCCAATACAGTTTCTTTATTATATAAATAATCATCAATACCAAGAACTCCACCTTTCTTTAATAAATTAAAACTCAATAATAAATCAGTATAACAATCTAACATTTTATGTGAACCATCCACATAAATAAAATCAAAATAGTTTTTATGAGTATTTTGTAATTCAATTAAAACACTTGAAGAATCTCCTTTAAAAACTGTTACTCTATCTTGTATATCGACATTTTTAATGTTATCATAGAATACTTTTTCAATATTTAACTCCTTAATCGAAGATAAATAATCAATATTATTTTCATTATAGTTTTCCCATTTATCAATTACACACGCCTTTGAATTTGGTAACAACTCTAGGAATTTTATAACTGAAGTACCTGAAAATGTTCCTATCTCTAAAATATTAATTTCTTTGGTGTTTTTCCATTTAATATATTCTAACGTATCTATAAACTGTTTAATTGAATTTTCAGGTAGATCGTTTGTCCAATTATACATATAAGCATAATTTAATAATGGATTAACATTTTTAAAATCATTTTCTTGATTTATATACTTTACGGGATTTTTTAAAGTAGGAAGCAGATATTCTTGTAATAAAGTGTGTACTCTATTTTCCCAACTTAAATTAATAACCCAGTTATAATTTTTATCTACTAAGTAATTCCATTTATCCTTATCTTCTAGTAGTTTGAATAATTCTTCTAACGCTTTATTTTGAAATTCTAAATCATAGAAATTCCCGTCTAATAGAATTCCTCGGTCACCAACTGTATTTTTAAGGGCTCCTAAATTCGTAGTTACTATTACTGTTTTTGAAACAGCAGCTTCTAACATTGTATGACAGAAAGTTTCAAGATATGTACAAGTATAAAAACATATATCAGAATCTATCCAAGATTCTACGAGTTTATTCTTATTTGTCCATCCATGATATATTATTGATTTATAATTTTTATATAAACTCAGTAGATCTTTTATTTTTCGCATTTCTTCAGGCTTCATCGAATTACACCACCAACCATCAACATCAGAATGTATATTCAAAATAGCATTCGGATATTTTTCTAAAATTTTTGGCCACATTTGAAGTAGAGGAAACAATCCTCTATTTGGAAAAGAAGAATATATAAACTTAGGATAAGAATCCGTATAACTTTTGATTTTATTTTCAAATAATTTTAGATCTATACCGTATCCAAATGGTTTAATTATATTTTTTAAAGAAGGGTAAAAGTTAGAAAAATACTCTACGTGCCATTCAGATAAACAGAATATATTTTTTAACTTCGAATCAGTCGGGATAACATTTCCTGTAAAATCTAAATCGTGAGCTATCAAATAAATATTTTCTATATTTGATTTGATAGAAATTGGTAAATATTCAGAATATCTTCCTATAATACATGAATGTATATTATTATTAAAGATATATGTAAAGTATTCTTCAAGTTTTCTATATTCTACACCTTCAAATATATCATTGTTTTCACACCTACAGAATACTACTACCTTAAAATATCCGCTTTTTTGTAGATATCTGGCAATTTCAATTACGAATGTTTCTGAACCACCCATACCTTTAGTTAGGATATCTCTGCCAGTCCAAGAGATAAATCCACCATCTGCCATAAAAATTAATTTTGGTATTTCGTTAGTAATTATTTGTGAAGGAACAATATCTTTCGGAATTAAATTCATTAACGTAAATATATCATTCCAAGATTTTACAGTTTTATAATCAACTTCGTTAAAACAGTCTCTATATATTTCAAGATCAGGTTTAACATTATCTAAAAATACTTTACAACATTTCAAACCTATTACATAATCATTTTTCATGTAACACATATAACTTAAAAATTTTGGTAAAAAATAAAAATGAAGAGTTGGTTTTAGGCTGTACTGACAATGTTCTGGATAGCCTAATTCAAAACACTTTCTCATATATGTATAAGCTATATTATAGTTATTATTTACATCTATACCATTCTGAGCTTCTAAATAATAATGTATTCCTAAAAAATATAAAGAATCAGACCGAGTTTTATCCATTTCAAAAGAACGAAGGTATATTTTTTCACATTCTTCCCATGGTTTATGTAATTGAAAATTACTAATTCTTGCGGCTTCAAAACATGCATCTATTTTTTCCTGCATAAAACCATCAACAGGGTGATTTACTCTTTTTAAATAATATTCTAATGCAAGCTCATATTTCCCAAGAAGATTATAAGTTTGACCAAGATAATAAAAAGCTCTCGGATCATTCGGATCATCTTCAACCTCCATGTTTAAAAGTTCAATATCAAATAGTTTTCTATCCATAGTTCTATTTTCCATATAGTCACTTCTAACATCGTGTATGTTAGAATGTATAAATGGAACCATAACATTAATATTATTTTTAGGATTAATAACTTCGTGAATTCTATACAAGTATCGTAAATTGGATTCCGATTTTATTATTCTATTGGAAGAATAACATACATCATTACTTTTAATAAATAAACTAAAAGAATCAGAAAATTGATCTCCTCTTATAGTATCTAAGAACCATCTTAAATTTCCTTCTATTACATATGTATCGTCTAACATCATTATGAATTTACAATTCTTTCCGGCAAGATCTAAACATTTATTTCTACTGTCTTTAAAATTAACAAACGGTTCATGGAAAAGTTTACCTTTTTTCTTTCCTACGAGAACTTTATTTATAATTTTTATTGTATTATCAGTACTTCCAGTGTCTAAAATAGTCCATCTATCTATTACAGGAAGATTTTGGTTTAGAACATTTTCAAAACTATCTCCAGCATTTTTTACTATCATAGTATAATGTATTAAATTATTATAATTTAGGATATCTTCTTCAATAAAATAATGAAACTCGTCAATAAACTTTTGTTTAAAAATTTCTGGTATATATAGAACATAATTAGTATCTTTAATATGGTACCAAGTATTTATAATTTGTAATGACTCTGAGAATTTTTTAGTACATAGTAATATAGACTTATTTAAATTTAAATTATAACTGTTTATATTGCTGTCATCTTCATCACTTATAAAAATAATATCTTTGTTTACTACAGTTTTATCTACTATACTTATATTATTGATTTCATAAGTGTCTATATTTGCCAAAATGTTTTCAATATGATTATCTGTATCATTACAAATAAAAACATTATTGTACTCGTTTGAACATTTAATTGGAATATAACCTCCATGTGTAATATTATAAAATATAATATTAGGTTTAGATTCAAAGAGTAATATTAATTCCTGCAACAGAGATATAAGTTTTTCAAACAGACCCACAGAATCCAATATGTATAGATTATTAAACTCTTCATTTGGTATCTTTTGAAATTCTCCCTTGGAGATCTTGAAATTTTCTTTATTAATTTTTATTAATTCATTCATTTTAAATATAAATATTTTGTGTTTAAATATTTATATTTTTATAAATAAATGAATTCAGAAAATACTGCAGAATTAGGACAATGTGGAATTCTCGATAGATATATTAAAATGAAAAATGGCAAAACTGGGTATACAGAATGTTCGTTCTACTTAAATAACTATACCGATTTAACTCAGATACAAATACAATCATGTTTGAATAAATATTTTCCGAAAGGTCAAGATCTAAATAAAGTTTATGGAAATAAGTGGGTCGGAATACTTTAAAATAAAATTTAGTCACTTAATATAATAATATTTATCAATTTAAAATT